CACCATAACGAGTATTTTTACCTGCTGTATTGATATAATTTCTCACATATTTCTTAACATTAAATCCGCTTCTACGCAAATTCCAAAGCAACATACCTTTTGGATATAGTGCTGGATCTGGTGAATCAGGATCAACATAATCGCTTTCCATTAATGCTGTTATATCTCCAGCTAAGTTGCTATTAGCACCTGCTGTGTTATAACGTACATCTGCAAATAGTATACCGTCTTCAGTAGTTTGATCGCCAGTATCAACTAGTACCCAGTTGTCTTCTGCATTTGCATTTCCTAAATCTGGGTTATATCTGTAAATTTTTGGATAGTTTTCAATATCACTTGTGTCTATCCAGATATCTCCAGTTTTTAGAGTAGTTCCGTCACTTTGAAGTTTTGGAACTGTTGCTGAAACAATAGGTCCGTTTGGATCTGGTTGATCTGCTGCTACACCGCTTGCATAGTACGGACTTGCTGTTGAACTTTCGCCGCTTGACCCGTCATACAATAATCCAACAAATTCACTACCATTGTGTACTAGGATATCTACTTCATCAACAATTGAGTTATACCAAAGTCTACCGTTTGCTGTCTTTGCAGTAACTTCAGTGTCGCTTGCTGTAAAGAATCCTGTACCAGTATCAGTTGTTGGTGTCCAATGTGTTGCTTGTAACTGTTTTGGACTTGTAGAACTTGTAGTTCCAGGAACGTAAACAAGATTTTGGATTCCGACACTTGCACTTACATATGGCACAAATCCTGCTGCTGTTAAAATACCATCTGTATCAACAAAACGTATTTCACCACCTAATGCATGTTGTATAATAACTTTGTTTTGTGGATCAACTGTTGCTGTAACATTGGTAATGTTTGCATCATTGATTGCACTTGCTAATATACCTGCATCACTTGCAGCTCCTGTGTATGCCCCAGTAACTGTAACTGCTGTTTCAAAAGCAGCACTGCCATTATCTGTGGTTTGCACTGTAAATGATTGTGATCCTGAACTAAATGTTCCAGCTACAATTTTTACACCTGTAACTGTTGTTGCACCAATAGCTCTTCTACGCTGTGGTCTTAGTGTTGCTAAAGGACTGTCATCTCCAGCAACATTGCTTTCAACATACAAATCACCTTGAGATAAATTTGCACCACCGCCAACAATATCTAATTCATATAATGCTGTTTGATTGTTTGCGTGTATTGGAGCAGTTAATGTTTGCCAAAGCTCTGTGCTTGCATTCCATTTTTTAAATGATATGCTTGCGCCTAGATTTGGTGTTGTTGTCTTTAGCCAAATACTTCCAGTTGGTCTTGCACTAATACCTGTTGGTATTGGAAGTCCAGGAGCACCGCTAATTGTGTCGCCAATTTTCCATTCTGGAATACCTGTATGCTTAGAAATTTGTAGTGCAGGTGGAAAATGTGTTCCTGATAAAATTCCTAGTTCACTTAATCTAGTTGCATCGCCTTTGATTTCAATTTCACCTCCTGAGGATGAATCTCCGCTTGCTGATGCTGTTCCGTCACTGTAAATTTCAAGTTTTAAATCTACTGCTGCCGCAGTTACACCTGGAATAGTTAATCCGTTAATTGTGCTTGCAACATCAGTAACAGTGTCTGAACTGTTAATAGTAACGCTTGTTCCATTTATGATAATTGCTGCTGTTGCATTAAATGTTGGATTACTTGTAGTACCTTTAATTGTAGGCCAGCTCTTTGTCCACGGTTCACTTCCTACTAATACCCAAGTTCCTGATGTATTTCTGTACCAAATTTTTAAAATAGTAGATGTTGCAGTAATCGCATATGATCCAACAGAACCTATTGCGTTTGATGGACGTCCTGTTCCAGCTGCCGCTGTACCGTCGATACCGTTAGTTGCTAAACTACTGTCTGACATTTCGGTTGTATCAGTAACTACATATGGCACTTTGTTTGTAAAGTTCTGACCACCGTTTACAACACTCTTACCATTCCATTCTTGGATTCCCCATAATGAATTGGCAGTGTCTAACCAATAAGTTCCATCTGCTGGATCAGCCGCAGGTGCTGTTGCACTTGCTTCGAGTTGACCTAGGTCTACATCAGCTCTGACTACCCAAGCTCTGTTGGCAACACCTAGATATGAATAAGCAGCTTGTAAGCCGTATTCATTTAATTCGCCGCCGTGTATTGGATTGTTGTTATTGTCTACCTGGAAGATTGGATCTCCGAAGGTATCTGCTAAATCTCGTTGTGAAGTTAACAGGTAAGGTGTACCTGCATTCGCTGCTAGTGTTCCTGGTGCTGTGCCAGTTGCTGCAGCATTACTTTTGTTACTTTTAGTTGCAACAAAAATCATTGGAGTTGTACCTGGTTCAGCTGGGGTATAGAAACTTTCGTCTATTACGCTAACCTGTACGCCTGGTGATACTAGTGCCATTTGTTTATTCTCCTATAGTGGACATTATATTCGTTACTATTATTTAGCAAGAGATTTTAAAAAAGTACGATAAAACACCAAAGAAAAGGGGTCAAAAAGGTGAGGTAAATACAATATGAGACCATTATGTGTATGCGGGTTTAGACCTGCGGCTATAAATTACAAAAAAGGTAACAAAGTTTACTACCGAAAAAAATGCGAAAAGTGTTTAAGAAATAACACAATAGGATTCGGTATACCTAAATGGAAACTAGCAGGTTACGAAAAAAAAGAATACTGTGAAAAATGTGCATACAAAAGCAAACACAGTGAACAATTTAATGTGTATCATATAGACGGAGATTTGACGAATTGTAGACCAACTAATCTAAAAACAGTTTGTGCTAACTGTCAGCGTATTCTTTATAAGGAAGGAGTTCGCTGGAAGCAAGGAGATCTTTTACCAGATTTTTAAGATCAAATAGGCTTCTGTCATTTGCTATAGTAGTGTCAATGTGAACATTTGCCCAAGCCCATTCAGATTTATGGACATCTTGGGGTTCCACGCCCAGATCTTGATACATTCTAAACCAAACAGGATCTGGGCCTCTACGTACACGCCAAACTTTACCGCCTATTTCTGAAATCATAGATGCTTCATTTTCAAATCTCACATCAGGAATAACAAAATTAGTATTTGAATTTTCTATAAGTTGTTTTTTGAGTAAACTTACCCATACACCATCGAAAAATCCGTTTCTCATGCAATCTGTTCCAAATTCCTGCAGAACTAATCTTGGTGTTATTTTGCGTCCTGTTTCTTTTGACCAAAATTCGTCTACTTGTTCGCGCCAGGTACGGCTTTCATCTGTGTCACCTTCTAGCATCTGTCTATTCCATCCAAATACTTGTGCTACACCATCTTTTAGTTTGTCTGCAAAAGAAACTTTTGAATAACCGTAATCATTTACCAAAATGTCAGCAACAGTACCTTTGCCGCTACCTATTAATCCACAAATACCTATAATCATAAGACATCCTTCAAATAATATATAGTATATACAAATTAATTGCTGTTGTCAAGTACTTTTTGGTAGGCTTCTTCAAATCCATCTTCATGCAGATATGCTTCGTTATTGTTCCACATGCGTTTGAAATATCCTGGTGCTGATTCTAGTATTGTTTGCTCGCTTGCGCCAAAGTGACCTTTAACCATCCAAAAAAGCCTATGGGCTTCTTTGTGGCTAAACTCTGCCATTATCCTATAGTAAATCCATAGCCGGTGCCGCCTGTAACAGCAGTGCTTACTTCTTGTTCTAGTTTTTCCATTTCACTCTGTGCTTCTGCTTTGAGAGCATCACCATTCAATTGACCGCCTCCTTGTGGACCAGCAATCGTAGCAAATTTACTACGTGCTTCACCTAACATATATTTGCAGGTAGCAACTGTGTAATCTTTAATCCATTGCTTTGCAAGATAATCATTAAGTAACTCTGAATCTGGTCTATAATTATAGCAATATAATAGTAAATCTTCTTCTGTTCTAGAACGCTGAAGAATAGTAAGTTTCTTTGTAGAAGTATTCCATTTAAATTCAATAAATGATCCAAACATCCTACCTACTAACTCCTGATATTGAGAGAAAAAGTCATAGGTTGCTAGTCCGCCCATATTAGAACTTGCTAACAAGTATGTGTTGGTATAGGCTAAGTTAAAAGGTTCAAACAGTGTACCTCCATCTCCACCACCTGTACGTGATCCAATGCTTCTACGAAATATTTTACGTACTTCTATAATTTCATTAGGTAGCGTGTATTCGTTTTGATCTATTACAGTAGGCATAAAGAAATAGCTTTCTTCTACACTATTATCACTTCTTTGACGAAATCGTGTAAGTGCTTTATCAAGTGCAGTTTCATAATGCCCAGGATCCAGTTCAACATCAATCATTCCACCACCTAGCATGTGATAGACATAGTCAAATATTTCCTGTTTTTGAGTTTTTAAAGTTGCCATATGAAAAGTTCTCCACAAGTATTTATCGTTCGATAAATATGTATATGCCAAGATTATCTTTATATAAACCAGAGAAAGGCAAAGACTACGAATTCATAGACAAACGCATCTATGAAATGTTCACTGTGGGCGGCACAGACGTTTTTGTACACAAATATTTAGGACCAAAAAATCCTGATAGCGATTCTGCAACAGCAGATCAACCCCGTTATGATGCTGTAAAAGAAACAAACATACAGGATATGCTGTTTATGGAAAACAGAGATCGCAAGTATGATCCTGATATCTACAGTATGCGTGGAATTTATAATGTACAAGATATTGACTTCAATATGAGTCAATTTGGACTGTTTTTATCTAATGACACATTGTTTATGACAATACATATTACATCTAGTGTAAAAACTCTTGGAAGAAAAATTATGCCAGGTGATGTAATAGAATTGCCACATCTCAAAGACGAGTATGCACTGAATGATTATACGGTTGCCTTAAAAAGATTCTATGTGGTTGAAGAAGTAAACAGAGCAGCAGAAGGCTTTTCACCTACTTGGTATCCACATCTATACAGAGTAAAACTAAAACAAATAGTTGATAGCCAAGAATTCAAAGATATTCTTGATTTACCTGCAGAAGAAGATAATCCAGGTAGTGGCACATTAAGAGATTTACTTTCTACATATGAACGTGAGATGCAGGTGAATAATGCTGTAATTGCTCAAGCCGAAGCTGATGCTGCTAAATCAGGATATGACACAAGTCATTTTTACACAGTAGCTACCAAAGAAGACGGCAGCGTAGATATTGTTACCACAGACATTGATTCATTAGATGCTAGTACAGCGAATGAACTTGCTGATAGAGTTATGCAGACACCTAATAGAGAAGGTTATCAGGGATATTTACTAGGTGACGGAATACCATCAAATGGTGAAGCATTCGGACACGGTATTAGTTTCCCCACAGGAAGTGCAGAAGGAGACTTTTATTTAAGGACAGATTTTATGCCTAATAGATTATTTAGATACGACGGCACTCGTTGGGTCAAACAAGAAGATGCTGCAAGAATGACTCTTACAAACACAAATACAAGAAGCCATCAAAAAGGTACATTTGTGAATAACACTAATACAGATACAATTGGCGGAGAAACTGTACAAGAAAGACAAAGTTTGTCGCAAGCACTTAGACCAAAGGCAGATAACTAATGCAACATTTTTACGATGGTCAGATAAGAAGATACATAACACAAGTTATTAGATTGATGAGTAATTTTTCCTACAAAGATGGTGACGGAAAACTTACAGAGGTTCCTGTTATGTATGGAGATATTACTCGTCAAGTAGGGCATATTCTAAGAGATAATTCAGAAAATAAAATACCAAGTGCGCCAAGAATGGCTGTTTATGTTACAAGTTTAGAAATGGATACAGCAAGATTAGCTGATTCAAGTTATGTTAATAAACTAAACATTAGAGAACGTGCATATGATAGTGAAGGTAAAGAATATCTCAAAACAGAAGGCAAAAACTATACTGTTGAAAGACTAATGCCTACACCCTATACACTGGGATTAAATGTGGATATTTGGAGCAGTAACACAGATCAAAAACTACAAATCATTGAACAAATACTAATGTTGTTTAATCCAAGTCTAGAAATACAAACTACAGACAACTATGTTGACTGGACTAGTTTAAGTGTTGTGAATTTAGCAAGCATAAGTTTTAGTTCTAGGAGTATTCCTGTAGGTACAGAAAGTGAAATTGATGTTGCCCAATTAGGCTTTACAACTCCGATTTATATTTCACCTCCTACAAAAGTAAAACGCTTAGGTGTTGTAACAAATATTATCACCAGTATCTATGACGAATCTAAAGGTACAATAGAACTTTCTCAAAGTACTCCAGAGCTACAAGCATATGGTGATACTTCTGTAGCAAGTGCAGATATTAGAACTAATGTAAGCATAACACCAACAGGTGAGATAGCAAGACAAAATAATAATAGAGGAATATTTAAAGAAAACAGTACTAATGTAATTACTAACACATTTAAAAATTATGGATTGTTAGTAATGAATAATACTGCCAAATTAATTAACAAAGGTGTAGTCGGCAATACATTATGGGACGCATATATCAAAGCATTTCCTGAAGTGTTTGAAGCTGGCATTACTGAACTGCGTTTACAAAGAAAAGATCTAAGCAGTGAAATATCAGGTACAATAGCTATTAACAGCAATGATGGTACAGAACTTATAGTTAATTGGGACGAAGATACACTACCTGGCGATACAGTGATTACAGGTCCAACAGGTGATGCTAATAAAATTAGTTATATAATAGATCCTACTAAGACAAGTCCTGTGTCTATTCGAACAACAGGCACTCGTATACTGTTATTAGGAACAGGTATTGGAGATTTATCTAATACTGATGGTGCAGATGATTGGAAAAATGCTGATGGAAGTGATTTCATAGCCGGAGAAAATGATATTGTCGAATGGGACGGTTCGCGCTGGCATGTTGTATTTGATTCAAGCATATATGTGGGTACAGCATATACAACAAATCTTAACACAGGTGTACAATACAAATGGGATAGCGGAGAGTGGATACTTTCATTCGAAGGCGAATATCCAAATGGCACTTGGCGTCTAAAATTTTAATATAATTAATAGTATGAACAATATTATTTGCAGCGGAGCTCTATTTTATACTCTTGATACAAGCAGATTCCTCTTTTTGCACAGGACGCAAGGTAAGCAAAACAATCTTTGGGGTTTAGTAGGTGGTACAAATGAAGGAACAGAAACTCCTTGGGAAAGTTTAAAAAGAGAAATAACAGAAGA